ATTGTTCCGGTGAAATGCACTGTCAAACCGGCTTTCACGCCGATCCCATCCCAGGCCGCACCAAATATGCCCGTGACGCCGTCCCAGAGCTTGCCAAAAAATGCCTTGATCGGCGCCCAGTATTTGATGACCAGCGCCGCCGCACCGGCAATGGCCAGGATGGCAATGCCTATGGGGTTGGCCATAAACAGACGGCCAAGCCACTTAAAGAGGTTGCCCACCAGCTTGATGCTCCTGCCCAGCTTGCCGCCTAGGGTGCCACCCGCGAGCGCCGCGCCCGAGCCAAACAAAGCCATTTGCGCCTGCGCGATCGCCACTCCCGCGCGCAGGATGCGAAACGCTTTTGCGCCCTGTGTGACGACAATCATGGTTTGGCGAAAGGCGAACACACCGGCCACGCTGGCCACGCGCCAGGCGACAATGCCGGCGACTAAAGCCCCGATGGCCTGCACCGCACCGGGATGCGCCTGCACAAAGGCGCCAATCCCCGCCACCATGGGCGACAGCGTATTGACCACGCCCAGCAAGGACGGCAGCAGCGCATTGCCGATGTCCACCGCCAGTTCGCTGGCGCGCAATTGCAGTGCCTTCATTTGCTCCACGGGCGAGTCTTTGCGCAAATCCGTCAGGGCGGTCAGACTGCCCGCGCCCGTTGTGCCGGTCATGCCTTGGTAGGCTTCTTTGTTGCGGTGAATCGAGAGCGCAAAGCGCGCCGCATTGGCATCCTTGAAAACTTCGCCTAAACCCATCTCGGAGAGCATGCTGGCGATACGCCCGTCCTCATCGCCATTGAGCAAGGCCTGCTGATCCTTGGCGCTTAAGGAATCGCGCACGAACGCACCGGCCAGTTCCAGGCTTGCCTGATACTGGCTCATGCCGGACTTTTGCAGCTTGGCCATGGACGTCTTGTAGTCCACGCCCGCGCGCTCGTAGGCGGCGGCCACTTTCGGGTCGTTCAAGCCCGATAGCCAGCTTTGCAACCCGGCCTGCGCACCTGTGGCCCCCATCGTGCCTTCGGCAACCTGCAAGCCTGCGGCCAGTTCCGCGATGGCCGTATCGCCTTTGAGCCCGGCGGTCTTGATGGTATCGCCCAGCTGCGCGAAGGCGCGCACCATCATGTCCGGGGTAAATTGGCCGCGCTCGCCAATGGCAATCAAGCGTTCAAGGCCACCGGCCATGCCGTCGCGATCCGTCGCGCCCATGTCGCGCAGCGCCAGCATGGCGCCGGTCGTTTCCTCGCCCGAGGTGCGCAGCGCCGTCATGGTATCGCCCATCAGCCCAATCTGGCTTTGCACCTCCTCAAAGCTGGCGCCACCGGTGAGCAGCTGGTGCGCACCTTGTGCCAAATCCGCGCGGCTCTGATTGGTGCCTGCAACATTGCCCCGAATGGTCGCACCCAAGGCGGTTTCCTGCTCGGCGGATAATCTGCCCTTGATGCGGGTATCGCGTAGCGTATCGGCAAATTCGGCAGCCTGCCCTGCGGTAGCCATGACGGTTTTAGCGGTGCCCCACGCGGCCATGGCCGTGCCCGCCAGTTTGCCCCAGCTTTGTTGTCCGGCAGTGATCGCCGCATTGCTGCGCGCCGCCGCTGCTGTGAGCTTTTCGTGCGCGCCGCGCACGCGCGTTATCGCCCGCCCCAGCCGGTCATAGTTGGACTGCTGCGAGAGCAACCCCGACTTCATCGTGCGCCCCACACGCCGCTGCGCTGTTTCCAGCGCGCGCGTGTTGCGCGTTAACCCATCCAGGGCGCGGCGGGTGGAAGACAGCACCGTGCCGACAGACCCTCGCGCCACCGCGCCGATGGTCAAACCGATACCGACCGTTGAGCTTGCCATGCGATTTTCCGATTCCTACAATGCGCCCATGGTCGCACCCACGATTACTCCCCTGCTGCGCAAACCCGATAACGCCTTTGAGTGGCTGTTCGCCATGCTTGTGTGGTTCGCTGCCTTGGCAATTCCGATCGCGCTGCTGGTGTTGCTGTGGCCTGCCATCATGGTCGCAGGCATGTTTGGCGTATTCGTGTTTTGCCTGACGTTGGCAGCAGGTTTTGTCATCGCTGCGGTATTCCTGTGGTTATTTGCGCCCCTGGCCTTTCTGGCGGCCGCGCTGCTCACGGGTCTATTCAGTACAGCGCGCTGCCTTTGGCGCTAATCGCCGCGCATGCGCCGGTTGTGTTCCTGCGCTACCTCAAACCAGCGCCAGTAATCTTGCATGTCCAGCGCATCGATTTCCGAGGGCTGCAGACGCAGCACCAGGACTAACCACGCATCGACCTGGTGCAAGGACTCAAGGCTGCGCAGGGGGATTGCCGAGCAGTCCGCGAAATCGCCGCAGCAACTCAGCGTTATCCTCCATGTCCAGCGCATCAATGTCTTCCATCGTCAGCCCCGCCAGACGCGCAAACAGAAAGGTTTCCTGCTCGACCTCGTCGCGGCTGTATTGATTGGCCGCGCGCAGATCGCCACGTCGACCACGGCGCACCGAGAGCTTTTCGATACGCTCACCGCCCGCCGTGGTAAACGGGTGTTTTAAGACCAGCTCAAAGGCGATGGCCGGTTCCGGGGCGTTTTCCGCTTTGTTCGTCATGGTGTGATTTCCATTATGGTAAAGGTCAGTTCATGCCCAGATTGGCGCGGTATTTCGCCAACTGATCCACGCCACCGACCCGAAAGATGTTGGCCAGGCAATCGAGCAAAAAGACCTCGCGCCCGTCGATTTTTTGCTGCACGTACAGCGCAGAAAACGGGGTCTCAAACTTGACCGGATCATTCGGCTTGAAACTGCCCAGCTGGTACTCCTTGAATAGCACCGTCATCAAGGTCACCATGGGTAGTTCCTGCATTCTGCCCTGCGAACCCCAGGCATTGACCGAACTTCTCAGCTGCAACTGCACGCTGGCAAACGGCACCGCGCACTGCGCCGCCGCATCCCGATACAGGCTGTTCCAGACAATCTTGCCCTCGATCTTCTCAAAGCCCGCAGGCAGCTCGATCGCACCGGCCATGCCCAGCCCCTGAAAATCCGTCATCACGGTCTTGACCGAGCCCAGATCGACCTCCTCGCACTGCCCCATGTAGCTATTGCCATCCAGATACACCGAGGCATTGGTCACGGTGTGTGCACGCAAATTGGACATCTCAGTTCCCCCCGGCCATGCTGACCAGATATTCGCCCGTGATCTCGGTCTCGTAAGTGCCCCGCTCAAAGGGCGGCGGTGGCGTCAGCTTGTAGTTAAAGAGCAACTGCCCCAGCTCGATTTGCGTCCGCGGATTGCGCGCCGGGTCGTACCAGCACTCACCACCAGTCAAGGCACCGTCGCCAATGAGCTTCCTTAAAAACTGGTTCACCGTCTCGACAATGGATTCGATTAACGCGCCGCTGATCGGGCGGTCCACAAATTGCAAGGACGAATAGCGGATCGATTCATCCACAATGTCCTTGGTGCGGCGCACGTTCTCGAAATTCTTCATATGCGTTTCTGTGGGCCATGCCGCCGTGCGGTTGCCCCACAGGCGCAGCCCCGTGCCAAAGCTGTTAAACACCGTGGTGATGCCGTTTTCGTTTAACAGGTTCACTTCCGAATACGGGTCATCGATGCGCGCGCTCAGACTGCGTTCCAGCCCGATGACACCGACCAGTTCCTGATTCGATGTGCTCCACCAGTAGCCGCGTTCGTCATCCACTTTTGCCCGCAAGCCTGCGGCACGAATCGACAGCGCTTGCAGCTTGTTGCTATCGGTCGCCGCGTCATACACCTGCACATGCGGGTAGCACAGGCGCACGCGTTCGCTGCTGGTGGCGAAATTGATGGTGCCTGCCGGTCCGCGCCCGGCGATGACTTGCGATGGCGTCATGCCGATGGGCGCATCAATGTAGGCGATGGCTTGCAACTGATGCGCCTGCGCAATCAGTTCGCTGCTGACCGCCTTGTTCGTCGAAAATCCCGGTGCCAGCAGAATCTTGGGAAAAAACCCGAAAAGGTTATAGGCGTCAGCCAGCAGCTTTAAGCCGCTGCGCTGGCCCAGCGCATTGACGCTGCCGATGATGTCTGCCGCCGTGACCTTGGAGGGGTCGGCATAGTCATACGTTGCCTCTACGCTTGCCAATGGAGAAATGGCACCGCCTGCAATGCGGGTGACGCGTCCGCGCACCTTGTCCAGGTCGTAATCTACGCCCTCGGTATACGTCGTGTTGCCCGATTTGAGCGTGAGGCTTTGCAGCGCCGGGTTGGCCAATTGCAGCCGGTCGTTTACGCCGAAGGTGGCCGCTTCGTCCGTGACCGTGTCCTTATGCACCGATGGATTGAGCACATTGACCACCAGCACCGTGCCCGCCCCGAAAGCGTGGATACCTTCTAACGCTTCGGGAATCCCAAAACCGGGCAAATCGGGACCAAAGGCCGCATCATCGCGCACCGACAGGCTTAAGCTCAGTTCATTGACAGGCCCTGCGGGTGCGGTGCCCACCACGGCCACGACCGCGCTTTTGACCACGCGCACCGCACGCGGGCCGCGCTCGAGCTCGACGGTCTCGATGCCATGCAGATAGTTGGCTGCCATTACTGAAACTCCTTTTCAAAATGCTGCATGCCTTGAGCCGTAATGCGACACGTCAGGCCGCTGCGCTGGACGAATCCAAGCTCGACCAGGAATTGCAGGGCAAGCACACACTCATCGGGCGCATGCCCCAAGGCGTGCGTCAAGTCGCGTTCAAAGCCTTCCTGTCTGGGATCGTTTTGCAAACGCAGCGCGTACAGTTCAGCCAGCATGGCGCGG